CATCCTGATTGATCAGGGTCTGGCCGCCTCGAGGACTAACCTTATCCATTGTCTCGGCTTGAGCTGCAACCTTATAGGGAACCTCGTTGCCAAGGCTCTGAACCCATTTCTGGGCACCCTTAAGCGGCGCAGGCTTCTCTGGCGCAGGGGGGGTTGGCGCGGGAAGGTTGCCAGGCACCTTGGGAGGGGCACCCTTGGCTTCCATCGCGGCTATCTGCCTTGCTGCGGCCGCCCTCGCCTTTTCCTCTCTCAGGATGCGATCCTCAACTGCAGTGGCCTGCTTGCGTACATAACCAGCGCCAAGACCCGCGGTTCCGCCAAGTGCTGCTGCGGTTAAGACGTCATCCTTACGCCCCTCCGTCTCTTCTTTCTGGATCTCTTCTGGACTTTTTGGGGTTTCTGCAGTTGGCTGCGCTACCGGAATCTCTGCCGCAGGGGGGACCTCTACCGGCTCTTCTTGCGGTTGCGCCTCACCGAAGCCGCCGTAGGACTTGATGCGCTTGAGGTAGTCCTTAGTCTCCTGCGGAAGATCACCCTCGCCAGTCTTAAAGAAGTCGTGATTAGGTCCCCAGTTGTACTTGGCAGCGGCAATCGCAGGGTCGTTGTCACTTCGATCCAGCATATCCTTGAGGACGGTTACCCCAGCGGCGATGTTCTTCTCAGGATCGTGCAAATCCTTTGGGTTGAATCCGTACTGCTTCGCGGTTGCAGGCATAACTTGCATGACCCCGACAGCTTTCTTGGGGCTCATGACGATCTTGCCATTAGGATTGAAGTGGCGCAGCTCACTCTCAGCAAATGCCATAGAAAGCGCCAGATCCTTGTCAACGCCCAGCTCCTCGGCCTTAGCAGACACAAGGGCGGCGATCTTTTTCTGGTTGTCGTCGAGGTCTTGGATGAAGAAAGCCATAGCGCCCTCGTTACTGAAGCAGGGAGTTGATCTTGTTGCGGATGGTTGACATCGGCGTCTCTGACTTCGTCTCCGTCTTTGTCGCGGGCTTGCCTAGCTTAATCGTCTCTCCGATTTTCTCAAGCTGCTTACCGTAACTGCTCTCAATCTGATTATAGGCATCGGTCCGGTTAAATTGCTCAACCGTGCCATCCGGGTGCTTGTCTTTCCAGGTCTGGAAGGTTTTGATGTAGCGATCCTTCATGTCGGCCTGAGCAAATGCAAGCTGGGCCTTGTACAGCAAGGCACTAGCCGGATCCTTGTAGACAGAGCCGTTAATTTCTGCAACCAGCTCGCGCTCATTGTTAGATACCGGACCCTGACCACTGAGGAAAGTCTTGGCCGCGGCAAGGTTAATCTTTCCAATCGTTGAACTAGCGACGTTTAGCTTGTTAATCTGATCTTGAGTAGCTTTGGCCTGCACTAAAGCCTTCTGGAGGTTTGCAATATTTACTGAGTTACCAGCAACATTAAATCCGCCGCTTGCAACTTCCAAGACTGCAGCCTTAAGACCAGGCTTGGCTGTCGGACCCAGAACCTGCTGAATACCTTCATCAGAGAAGATTTCAATTAGTTTTTTTGCGTTTGCTTTTTGCTCAAAAACCTCAGGCTTTGAATCAACAATGCTCTTTTGCAACTTTTGTTCTTCTTTCAACTTCTCAATTTGCACAGACTTTTTGGTTTCCAGTTCGCTCTCCATCTCCGCCTGCTCTCTTCTTTTTCGAGCTTCGGCCTCTTGCGTAGACTCTCCGACAGGAGTCGGTTTTGTTGCCGCGGCAGCAGTCGTAAGAGGGCCGGCAGAAGGAGCTGGAGCCGCAGGAGCAGGGAGTGCTGTCGCCGCCTGCACAGGGGGTGGAGCAATCGGAGAACCAAATCTGCCTTGGGTAAGAAAGCGAGCCCATTTCTCCGATTCTTTTACGTCGTTATTCTCTAATGCTGTGTAATATCTACGAATATTAACCGGGTCACCCAAGAAAGTTTGGCCGTTAATATTAACTTTCTCACCGCCCGGAAACCAAATTGGCACTGGTTTTCCGCTTGACATATCAATCACAGTGCCGTCTTGCAGAGTCTTTATGTTTCCTTGAGCAAGCTTACCCTGCTCTACTTTAAGATTCTCCCGCGCAACTTCCATGCCCTGAACATTTTTGTCATACTCAACCGCGGCCTTTATTGCCTCCGCCGGGTTGCCTGTTTTGGCTAAAGCAAAGTAATAGACCTGTTGGGCTTTCGGAGAAAACTGATATCCCGAAGGAGCAGCGGGCGGCGCGGCAGCAGCGGCAAGAGGGGAAGCGGGCGGTGGCGCAGCAGGAGGTTGTAAAGGAGGTGGTGCTGCAGGAGGGGGCGCTGCAGGAGGTTGTGGTGCGGCTGCTTGCGCTAAAGGAGGTAGGGGAGGAGTGTTTGCAGAAACGGGCTCCATTGAAAGGGGGCTGGCTTTTACCACCGGCGGAGTAACCGGGCCAGACTCTACAGGCGCCTGAGCCGCAGCCGCTAACGGACTGGGTGGGGCTGGTTGCGGTGCGGCTTGCGGTAATCCACCGGCTGGGGGCTCCCCTGATCCGAAGTTTACAGCCTTATCAAGTAGTTTTTTGTTTTGCGCCAACTCAATCCGCTGGCGCTCAATGTCAAACATCTTCTGAGCAATACCCTGCTCCTGGGCCTGTTCCGCCTCTTGAGCTTTACCGACTGCACCGGCGACCCGACCAATAGCCTCAAATGCGCTACCCGTCTTTGAAGGCGTAGCAAAGGCCTGAGCGGCGGCCATCCATGTCGGGTCGAAGACTCTATTCTTGCGCTGGTCAAGAGAGTCAACAAGCCGCTGATAGGCCTCGTCTAGCCGTTGCTGCTGCTCTTCATCGGTAATGATAGGAGTCTTGGTCGCCATAGAGATCCTTAACCGGGTGGAGTTGCATATTGATCAACAACCGTGTCTAATTCCGCCTCTGGATTGTCAGACCCGGTGCCATAACTTCCCCAGCCAGCAGTATTTGTCCAGTTATACTGAGGGTTGCTGCCAATAAAGCTAGTGACATACCCTTTAATATTGTTGCCAGCGCTTTTGAGGCCCTCAAGGAACTTGGCTTTGTCAGTGCCACCAAGAACTGAAATGATTGACCCAAGCTTCTCAAAGTCGCTCATGCCAAACTGGCCCTGCTGTCCAGGCTTAACAATCGTCTGAGTCTTGTCATTCGGCAGCGTATATCCTCTCAAGAGCCCTGCGACGTTAGATGCCGCGGTGAGGGGGGCCTCGAGCTTCTGCTGCTCATACTTCTGACGCTCTGCTCCGGCGGTCGTCAAGGCCTTAGCACCAGCCAATCCAAGTGTCTGCTCTTGCGCCGCCAAGTCACCCTGCAACTTACCTGCGGCAACCTGATTCTGCTGTTCTTGGAGCAGACTCTTCATGGCGTCGCTATAGCCGCTCTCTAGCAGCTTGCCCTGCTGACCAGACAAGTTCGCCGCGGTATCCGTCATCGCCTGACCGAGTGCGCCTGCATAACGCGAGGAGCCCAATGCACCCGAGCCAACAAACTGACCGGTGATCTGCGGAAGGATGTTTCTTTGTAAATTCAATCCGCTCTGACGCGCCAGCTCCTGCACGACGTTCTGCGTATAGGGGTTCATAAGCTGCTGTAGGCGCTCAGGAGTGATCCCTGCTGCGGCAGCATTGGCCGTCTGAGTTGCGCTTGCCAGGCCCGGTTTATAGGCCCCTGCGGCACCTTCAATCTGACCATAACCCTGCGTCTGCATCGGGTCATAGCCTGCGACCAATTGATCAGGAGTCTTCTTGAGATAATCCTGACCAACAGACGACAGCCCGGTCGCTACATTGGTATACCAATCCGGCAGCTTGTCGGTGGTGGTCTGGGTCTCTGTGACATTTGGTAGCGCGTTGCCCTGCAGAAATCCCATTATTTTCTCCGCTTCAGGTAATCAAGTGGCGACAGAGCTTTAGGTGGAAGGCTCTTCGGGTGGGCAGACCTGGCACGGTTACGAATTTCGTGCATCATCTTGTACAACTGATCGCTCCCAGCCTTAGTTGAGCCGTTACCCAAGGCAGCCACGACGTCAGCGGGAATAACAAACTCGCCATCCGCTAGCATCGCGGGAATGTCGTCAGACTGCCCATCACCAGGCCCTGAGACGGCATCACCCTTGCGGAAGTCCTGCCTGATTTTACCAGACTTATATAGCGATCCGAAGGCTTTCGTTAAACCTCCTTTGGCGAATCCTGGTTCCTCAGACGGCGCCTCCTCTGAATTACCAATAATTTGGTCAATCGGGGTGCTTGATCCGTACTCGTAATATTTCTGGCTAGGCACAGGAGCCTCCTGTTTAGTGTCTGCTTCAACTTTATTGAAAAACTGATCAAGGATGCCCTTATAGACCGGCGCACCACCAATTATAGGTCTAACATAATCTGCAAATGTTGAATCCGTTACAGGCGCAATTGCAGGGGTAGAGAATTGGAATCCTGCTCTGGTCCCTGTTGATCCGGTTGGAGTTGATACGCCGACAGTGGTCGTTGGTGAAGTTGTTGGCGTGATTGACGATGAGGAGGTAACCGGGACCCCAGTCGTTAACGTCAGCAGGGTTGAAGACGTCGGGGGCGGGGAAGACAGCGGCGGTGATGATAGTGGCAGCGAGGATGACGGCGGAGATGATGGCGGCGGTGAGGATGGTGGGGAAGATGGCGGCGAAGATGGTGGCGACGTTAGCGGTGGAGTCGGGGTTACGTTAATAGAAGCCGTCACCTCAACAGAAGCGGTTACCTCAGCGGAAGGAGTGACGCTAGTAGATGGCGTTACCTCAGTGGAAGGAGTGACGCTAGTAGATGGGGTTACCTCAGTGGAAGGAGTGACGTTAGTAGTTGGGGTTACCTCAGCGGAAGGGGTGACGTTAGTAGTTGGAGTGACGTTAGTAGTAGGGGTGACGTTGGTTGTAGGCGTTACATTTGTCGTAGGTGTGACGTTAGTAGTTGGGGTTACGTTCGTAGTAGGGGTTACTTTGACCGTGTTTTTAATTGACTGAGAGATGGAAATGGATATTGACTTTGATACAGACGCCGAGATGGAGTTGGATATAGAGGCCGACACAGAGACAGCCTTGGAGTTGGCAATAGACGCCGAGCTGGACGCCGATATGGATGCAGAGACCGAGTTAGAGATGGACTTTGCAATAGATCCAGAAATTGAGTTTGCAATAGACGCGGAGGTGGACGCCGTGATAGACGCAGACTGAGTAGCCTTCAGAGCGGATATGCTTGCCGACCTGAATGCAGAAATTGAGTTGGACAGCGATATTGAGGCTGCCTTAGAAGCATTCTGAGACTCCTTAATCGCTGACGCACTGATTGACCTTGCGATTGACCCGGATATAGAGTTGGCGATTGAGTTGGACACCGAAGCGTTTTGTGAAGCCCTAATCGCTGACGCGCTGATTGACCTTGCTATCGACCCTGATATAGATGCAGATACTGAGTTAGAGACAGAGGCGTTTTGTGAGGCCTTGATCGCTGATGCGCTGATTGACCTAGCGATTGAATTTGATATAGACGCAGAGTTTGCCGCTGCTATTGAGTTTGATACCGAAGCATCTCTGGAGGCCTTGGCCGCTGACAAGCTTAACGACTGAGAAATAGACGAGGCGACAGAGTTGGATATTGAGTTGGAAATTGATGCGTTTTGAGAAGCCCTAACAGCGGATAAGCTAATTGACCTGGAGATGGACTCGGAAACGGATGCTGCTACAGAGCTAGATATAGATGCGCTTTGGGACGCCTTGACGACAGACAGACTAAGAGATTTAGAGATAGACCCAGAGACCGACGCCGCTATGGAGTTAGATATTGACGCCTCTCTTGCCGCCTTGACAATTGATGCGCTGATTGAGTGAACAACCGAGAGCGATACGGAGTTTGATTGTTCAATGAAGTGAGAGATTGAATTCTGGATGTCCTTTGAGACGCTGATCGAGTTTGATATGGAGTTCTTGACTGAGTTAGATACCCTGTTTGACTCAGAGATTGAGTTAGAAATTGACGCCTTAACGTCCTTAGAGTTCTGGATGGACTGAGAGATGGAGTTCGCAACAGAAGTGGAGATTCTTCTTGACTCAGAAATTGAGTTGGATATTGAAGCGCTTTGAGAGGCCTTGATGGAGTTGGATATTGAGGTCTGTACGTCTTGAGAATTCTTGATGGACTGAGAGATAGAGTTGGAAATTGAGGTCTGGATGTCCTTGGAATTCTGGATGGATTGAGAGATAGAGTTGGCGATCGACGCAGATACTCTGTTGGATTCGGATATGGAGTTTGAGATAGAGGTTTGAATATCTTGCGAGTTCTTGATGGACTGAGAGATGGAGTTGGCGACAGACGTAGAGATTCTGTTTGACTCGGCGACCGAGCTGCTGATTGAGTTAGAGATGGAAGCGTTTTGAGAGGTTTTAATGGAATTGGATATTGAGGTCTGAATGTCCTGAGAACTTTTGATTGACTGTGCAATTGAGTTTGATATTGAAGTTTTTAGATCGTTAACCGCTTTTATTGACTGAGATATTGAGTTTGATATTGAGGCGTCTTTAGAGGCTTTGAGCGCCGATACGCTTGCAGATACAGAAATTGATCTGGAGGCGACTACAGAATTACTAACCGAAATAGAAATTGACCTAGAGACAACGGCCTGAGAAGCAAAAATAGAACGAGAGATGGAGCTTGATACCTCAACGCTTTTTGCAACAGAAGCCACGATAGACCTGCTATTGCTTATTGAGGCAACTATTGATGTGCTCGCGTATACACTAACGCTCTTAGATGTTGAAATGCTGTTGCTTATTGATGCGGCAATTGAGGTTTTGGTAAACGCACTAACGCTCTTAGAGATTGATATGCTATTGCTTATTGAGGCTGCTATTGATGTCTTAACAAAGATGCTCGTGCTTCTAAAAACCGATACGCTTATACTCGTTGATTTGGATACGGAAATGGCGGTACCCCACGCAACCTGAGCATCGGTCAAACCAAGCTCTTTCTGTGCCGTCGTCTGTGCATCAGCAACAGACTTCCCTTGCGTTACGAGATCGGCTACCTTTTTTTCGTATTGATCCGCCAGCTTTTGCTCTTGGCTACCTCCAAATAACGCCTTCTCTGCAGCGTCCGCGGCTTTTGTGTCAACGCTGTTATTGCTTAGTTCTTTACTAAAGTTGCTAAGAATATCTTCAGGTTTGCCACCCTTTGAAATTGACTCAGAGACCGAATCAATGATCTTGTCAATCTTGTCTGGCGCGACGTTGCTATCTTTGAGCGTGTCGTAAATTACCTTGCTAACCGTTCCACCAACGTAGGTTTTGGCCGCGAGGTCAGCAATCTCTGGTATCACCCCTCCGGCAGCTAGCGAGTCGTTTATTTTTGAGGTGATCCCGCTTGTCCCGCTGCCGCTCCTGATTGAGGCCAGGACATCATTAACGGCGGTGTTAAATGTCTTGTTGACGTCGGCCCCTGTGCTCTTTAGGCCGTTGTAAATGTTTTCGCCAGCGTCCCTTAGCTTTGCGGCTCCGCTAATTGAACTAGATGTGGCCTTAGATACAGCGCTGTCCAATGCCCCCGTCTTTAGAACGTCAAGCATGGTCACAGGCTTGCCAGCAATATAAGAGGTCGCCGCCTCCATCGCCGCCGCAGGAACACCTTGTTTACCAATAACAGCAGCCGTAGCAATTACTGTATTGGCAACAGCTCTATCAAGTAATCCCGTCGTTGCCTTGTCAGTGATCTTTGGAAGGTTAGGAATTTTCTCTGCAATACCGCCAATCACCAAGCCGGCGGCGGCACCCTGGACCCTTGCGGCCTCAACCTGTGCGTCAAATTGTTTCTGAGTTATCTTGCCGGAAGCCAAATCCGCCTTTAAGGAATCAGCCTTCTTTGATGCGGCTTCGTTCGCAGCGCCGCCGACAGCCTCAATCATTTCGTAGGCGAAGTCGGCTTTATTTCCAAACTTGGATCCGACTTTCATGCCTATGGAAAGTAGCTTACCCGCTCCGCCTGTTGTTAAGGCCTGCAGAACTTCCTCGCCAACCTCTCCGACAACCTCTTTAACAACTGCAAGCGGATACTTAAACGGCGCGGCGGCTAATACACGAGCAATGTCCCCTGCGTTTTTTACATTCGCCCACTCCTTGGCAAACGCAGCCTGTTGCGCCTTGGCTTCTGGCGGCAAAAGCGCGTCCGAAAGTATTCCGACTTGCTTGACAAATTTGTCAATATTGCCGCCATCTTTTGCTAAACCGGCAACCTTTAACACGCCACCAACAGCGCCAACAGCTTGCAGGGAATCAACTAATCCAGAGGTAACGGTATACCCAAGCTTTAATGCTAAATCCTTAAACGTGTTATTAGGGTCGTTCTTGGGGGCGTTCTTGGCTAAATATACAATCCCATCAAATAATTTTTGTCCAATATTTGCAGGATCGGCGTCGCTTGGTCCGTTTATCCCTAAAGCATCTTTTGCGCTTTCATATAAGTCCTCAAAGAATGATGGCTGCAGCCTTTTTTCTTCAATAAGAACCGGCTCAAGCTGTACAATATCTGTAAGCGTGCCGCTGTTATCTTGTGCGTATATTATTAAGCCGGTTAAATCTTTTGGAATTGAGCTTATTAAGACGCGAGTAAGGTCAATGTTGCCGTTTTCGTCCGTAAGCTGTAAAAGCGTGGAGTCTGTAGCCGTTGAAACATTTTCTGCAACCTTAAACGGCAAAGGTTTTTTGTTTGCGTCGTAATCGTTTTTAAGTGTTGTAATAATTGTTTGTATGGCCTTTTGCCCGTTCGGGGCTCCTGCAACCATTGTCTGTATCGCAAGGGCACCGCCCACCTTAAGGGCCTTGGTAAGCTCTGGCGTTAGCTTCTGCGCCCTCGCGGTGCTATCTAAAGTCTCATTCAGAAACGCATTTAGGCCAGCAATACCGCCATTTTTCAAAGCGGTATCCATTCTTCCGCTAGCGACCGCAGCATTTAAGGCGGTGGCTACGGTAACCCCTATAGCTTGACTTCCAGTTGATAGCGCTGTTGCCTGCCCTAAGACGCCAGCAAACCGAGCTGTGCCACCTAAAATTGCTCCGCGCATCGGATCAGCATCGCTAGCTACAGCGTTTAAGCCGCCCTGAGCAACTCCTCCAACAATGTCAGCAAATTTCCCCGTAATGGCGCCGCTAGTGGCCGTTTCAATAAGCTTTCCGGCGTCTGTTGTAGCAGATCCAGGCGCCGGAGCCCCTTCAGGATTCAGCAGATTAGAAGCCTGAGCCATCAAAACAGAAACACCAGATGCTCCTAATATTTTGAAGACATCGCTTTCGTTTTTGATGTTGCCAGCCGCAGCCTGAACTCCAAGGTTGGCGATGGCATTACCGACCGCCTTTGCAGCAACCGTGTTTCCGGCAAAAATTACGCTAGAAGCAGAACCGCTTTGGGACACCCAATTCCCTATTCCGTCCCCAATGTAAGAAGTCCCGGCAGCGATTAAAGCATCACCCAGATTCCCGCCGTGGGCAACTACGTCTGCGGCATTTATGAGCGGCAGAAGCTCAACGTGTCCAGTGGCAATTGCCGCAACTTTGGCAATCGTTCCAATTGGATCTTTTAGTGCGGCGTTAATCGTATTTTCAAGGGTCTTCCCGATCCCCTTAGCGAGATCGTTGACCGCGCCACCAATAGAGTCTGCAACGTCGCCAACCGCGTCAACAACATCATGAGCGGCATCATCTAAATCAGCAAAAGTGTCGCTAACAAAATCAACTACGCCGCTCATTATAGATCCTTGATGCTGGTTTCATTTTCACCGCCTGAAGGTTTTTTGGCAGCGTTTATGTTGTCATTAAAAGTTATGACGGCCGTAAAAACCCCGTCTTTCCGCCTATAGGCCCGATACCCCATATTGGGAAACGGCGGCCTGCGAGATATGTACTTAAAAATACTAAGCACCGTTGGGTCGTCAAAACTGCTAACAAGAATTTGCATTTTCATTAGCCCGGCAGCCTTAATGAACTCTATGCTGTTCTGTAAATACTGTGACGCAACATCGGCGTTGAGCGCCCTAAACATTCCTCTGTATTTGTTTTTGGGGTCATAATTGATGAAAAAAAGCGTATTTCCTTGCCTCATTACGACAGTGTTTGGCGCTCGGCTTTCTGCTAACACAGCAGCCAAAACTTGATCTTCGCTGTAATTAGACTTGATTTCTTGGGATGCGTTTACAATAATTTCCTTCTGGCTCAACATCTTTTCTCTGCTATCAACTAACATTACAGGCCTCTTGTGTTAAAGATTGCGGCAGAGTACACGTTGCCCATCCCCGCGGCCAAGCTAAGAACAGTCTCGCCGTTTGTCTCTAGGTCTTGAGAAAGATAAATTTTATCTTGCTTTGTTCTGTTTTCTATTTTTGGGATAACCCCTGATTTAATGGAGTCAAACAATAAGCAGCTCTCTAACAGACCAGACGCACCCATTGTATGGCCTATCTTGGGTTTGTATGAGGTGGCGACAAATTTTGTCAATATTCTGCCAAGCGCCGTACTCTCAGACAAGTTGTTTGATTTTGTTCCCGTTCCATGCGTTTTTACCAGAGAGATAGATTTTTCGTTTAGATTTGATATTTCAAGCGCGCCGGCAATTGCATTGACAAAGCCCTGACCGTTTTCTAGTTGACCAATTGAGTTGCTGCAATTTTCTGAAGCCGTGTACGCTCCTAGTAGTTCAGCTTTGGGAGAGCGGGACGACTTTTCAGCCCAGCGCTCAGATTCAAAGACCGCCAAAACCGCACCTTGAGCAACTCGAAATCCATAATTAAAATCATCAAAGGCAGACGGTTTCACGCCAGCCATTTCTTCTTTATATGACAAAGAGGCTTGAGACTCACCAAAAAACTCTAAAACAGGATTAGAAACCCCGTCTTCGGTTGAAAGCACGATGACCCGGTCAAACTTATAAATCCAAATTAAGTTTTGGACGTCCATCATTACCTTTAGAGAAGACGCGCAGGCGGTTGCGTCAGTGGTAATTTGGCCGTGAGCGTTAAGCGACTGGGCAATTCTTCCGGCATAAACTTGAGTCAAAGAAAACGGCAAAAATTTGTATTGATAGCTTAACGAATTGGAATGCTGCTTGTTTAATAGGCCAGCAAAATGAGCGTTGCCACCCGCCAAAATGAATGCCGTTTTGCAGTCGGACTGACGCAACTGATCACAAAGCAGAGGGTCCAGCACCTTCTCAGCCACTTTGTGAGGGGGGTAAACCAATCCAGACGCAACCCTCTTATAAGAGTCCTCAAAGACATTCACAAATTGAGGGAACTTGATGTCGCCAATCAACTTGACATTGTCCGACCAAGCGGTGCGGTAGTCTGTCAAAAAAATTCTCATTTGCAATGCTCCACCGCCGCCTCAATCGACTCAGGAGTTTGAGTTTTGTGTTTCATAATAAAATCTTCAAAATCTTGCACTGTGAAGCATTCCATTTGCTTGCCAACCTCTTCCGGAATGCCGTACAATTCACAAAGATAAATAGAAATCATTAGCACATCAAGCGAGTCCAGCCCCTCATCAGTTACGTTGCTATCTTTATGCGGCAAGGGGCTGTGTTTAATATGAACTGGCCTAGCCACCTCTGCAATTGCGTTGAAAAGATCAAGAAAGTCCATTTTGGTTGCCTTGTAAGATCGCAATGTGGAACTAAGGTTATCTACGATTGCTTACCAAATACCTTTACGGGCCTTCTCGTGAATGATCCTGTTGGGGTAGTCAATCCCGCAGAACTCTGAGAACTGCTCTAGCGTCCTGACGTTTCCAAGGCCAACCCTTCCAACATCCTTGCCGTGTAAAAGCATCTCGGCAAGCCGCATCTTGGATCTGACGTCCATATTTCCCCATTTTACCTTACGATCTTTGTCCTCTTCGTCAGACCAGTGCTTTTTACGGTAACTCTCCGTATCGCTGCCCTCATAAAGGTGATAAATCGGCATACCTGGACAGTGATATAGGTCCCACCCAAAAGTAAACGCACGCACCGCTAGAGAATGCTCCTCTCCATTAAAGTAGAGATAGGGATCGTAGGGGACCTCGTATAGAAACTTTCCAGGAGCAAATAACGTCTGCGCTCCAACATAGAACCCCTTAACAGGCACGAAAGAGTCCAGCTCCCTTGGCGGAATGTTAAGCACCGGCCCATTCTCAAAGCTCGTGTCCTCGGCGCAGGTATGCACGATCACCTTGCCGTCGTCCTGAACCTTGTGCGATCGTCCGTTCTTAAACTCAAACCCACGCGGATAGCCCGAGATAAACACCTTCGGGTTGGGCAGCATAAGGAGCTTGTTCATCTCCACAAAATACTCGTCCCAGCCGTAATCAAAGACGGTGTGGGAGTCAATCTGGAAGACCCAGTCCTCATCGTCAAACAAGGACATCTGCAACGACCTCGCCCAGCAGGCACCTCGAGAGGCCTTCGGGTCAATTGCAACGTAGGCGATGTTGGCGCCACAAAATGATTCAGGAACGATCCGCCGCTCTGGGACCTCCTGCTCAACAACACCGAACCTGATCTTCTCAGGGTACTTGGCGTTGTCTAAGGCGCTTTTGATGGTGTGGGCTAGTAACGGGTCACGGTAGGATGAGATACCAACAAAAATTGTGTCAGACATTTCCATTCATCGCGTTGATAAGTGCAGAGGCCCAGTCCGACCAGTTTCCATACTGATCAGGATCGGGAACGGCTTCGTTAGAGAAGACCCCGATAGACTTGAGGCCATGACCCCACTGCCTCCAATCGGTCTTCTCGTTCGGTATCTCAAGCTGATTGCTGGCGAATTGCTCCACCATTAGGTCGGCCCAAGACACGAAAGTATGATAGCGCGGGTCATATAAAACGGCCATCAGTACCCTCGAACGTCGCCAAAGTCTCCACTTAACAACACTTTACCGAGCTGATAGTTGCCGTCCACCACGTTACTAATGAAACGCAACCTCAACTCCCGCCTCTGCTCCTTCATGTCAATCTTGCCAGTCGTAGGCCCAAAAACATACGGCTCTGACGTAGCATCATCAGACTGCGCGTAAGGCCTACCCGTAATGACTAGGCTCATGTTCCCGGTCTGCACAAAATCGGGCTCTACACGCTCTAGACGCAGCCATTTGTTGTCTCCGGCTACCCCTGCCTGCCCTGGGGTTGGAGCCGGCGCTGCAGGACCTCCTGATACCCACCCAAGGTCGTTTGTCTCAAAGTAAGACTCAATCGCCGCCGCATTCTGACCAGTGACGTCGTTAACGCCATACTCATGCTGATAGACGCGAATCCGATTTAATGGCGAGCTAAACGTCAGAGTCTGGGTGCCGGATCCAGTTGCAGCGTTTGACATCTGGATGCTCTGAACATAAACAGCACTAACCGGCACAGAGAAGCCAGCACCGCCAGGGATGTTCGCAGACAACACAGCACCAATAGCGTATCCAGAGCCCCTGCTGACGATCGTTACAGAGGTGACGGCCCCCGTTCCATCCACCACTATGTCTGCCGTCGCGCCTATCCCGCCAACCCCTGTTAATGCAGTTGCATTGTATGTACCTGGTGTGTACCCTGAGCCGCCCGTTAATGCGCCGATCGTTTTTAGGCTATTCGCAACAACCGTAACCACCGTCGTGTTGGCGGCGATGTTGTTACCCGTAATAACCTGCAGCGGGTCTGCCAGAGTGCTTGCGAAGTCTGCATTTAGCCAGACGCTACCGCTCACCGTCGTGTAGTCGCCCACAAAAACCTGCGTGCTAGGGATCGTGGTTGACTGCGCCATGATCGGGTAGGGGAAGACCATTGAGAAGTAGCCGGCGCTCCTGCGTGCCCCTAAAGCCTGCCCAGCGTCATACCATACCCCGGCTCGGACGTTATAGATAATCGCGTCGTTGCACTCGGTTGACGTACCGCGAGGATAGAACCACCAAATCTCACCATACCTCGGCACCTTGCAGGCCCAAACCTTCTGCCGCTGCGAGTAGTTAAGGTTGTCAAAGAAATAGTTCTGGTTAAAGTCGTTAGGGATCTCCTTCACCGTCCCGCCGTAGAGCATGAACCGGTCAACGCCGCACCAGAAATAGATCCCGTCGTACTCAATCACGGACTGGCTAGACATAATCGAAGTCTGCCCCGAGATCGTCTCATAGCGCCAATACTGAGCAGGAGTCCCCGTCCCGCCGATGTATGAGACCCGAATAAGGCTATCAAGACTCCAAAACAGACCAGAAGGAGAGTTGCTACCGCCTCGAACCGCTAACCCAGCCACAATTTTCCCGGTGGCGACGTTAACCTCGTTTGAGTCCAGCCCCACCCAGTTCGCAGGGTTGCCGGCAGAGCAGTTCTTTAGGAATCCGTTGTTCCCATAAACAAACAGGTAAGGATGCAGGGAGACGACGCCACCAGATACATCCACGTTATTATCAAAGGTGGCGGTGACGGTCCCCGATGGAATGACGTTGTTGAAGGTGATATTCGTAGTGTTAACGCCAACAACAATCGTATTCGGAGGAATATTCGTGCCAGTTACCGTCTGACCAACACCAATCAACGGATTCGCCGTAGGAATTGTGGCGATTACCGTGTTGTTCCCCGTAAGAGAGTCGGTGAACACGCCCACCTTAGACATCGTAGACCCGCTGATGTCTCCAATAAGAACCGGCGTATTCGTTGAGCTATCAATCGCGGCAAGATTCTGACCCGGATGAGCAACGATGGAGCCCACGCCGTTACCGCCAACGTCATAAAACCCGTCAAACTGCCAGAGGTTATTGTCGCTAGCAGTGAAGTTGGACAGCGTGAAGTTCTGGATACCCTGACCATTGCCGTTGTTGTCGATCACCAGTTCCTGCAGGCCACCGCTATAGCCCGAGAAAATCTGGTTGACGCCATTCGCAGCGTTAGTCCACATCCCTCGAGATGGACCCGTGAGCTGGTCAGAGAGCATCCGGTAGCCGCCGATCTTACGAGGCCTGCCACGCTGAAACCTTACCCAACGCCCGTCGTTATAGAAGTTCTTGTCAAACAGCGTACCGTCGCGTTGTACACCTGCCTGAGTATCTAGAGAAAAAACCTTCTTAGTCATCTCAGAATACCCCGCCAGATACCCCGCCCGTGAATGTGCCGGTTCCGCTAATCGTCAGTCCGGTAGCGGTGAGGCCAAAACGCTTGACGCCGAGGATCGCCAGACCAACCTCCCCGGTCCCGACGTAATACATCCCGGTCGAGGCCTCAGACAAGAAAGACAGAGAGGGAGAGCCAACCGATCCGCTCACCAGAGACACCGACGAGCCACCAACCGCGATCGTGGAGGCGTTAAACAGGTTCACCGAGTCACAGAGCAAGATCACCTGCTGGCTACCCGGCACCGAGACAGTCGCAGCACCCGCAGCACCCGTCGTAAAGGTGATCGAACTGCTCGCCTGGTTGGTGATGTAATAAACCTGAATCGTTTGCGGCAGCACAACCGTAACCGGGCTCACGATCGTCCCGGTGTACTTCTGGATGACGTTGGCAGCCTCAGTAGCCGTCAGGGTATACGTCCCCGCAGATACGGCCTTCGTTAACTGAGTAAAGTTAAACTGGGTGCTTCTCCCCAGCCCAACGGTATAAAAAGCGGCCCCAGAGCAGCAAATCATGCACGAATCACTGGGAGCCAAAGAAATAGAAGCGGAGCCGTCAATCAACTGACCCGAGCTTGGTACAACGGCCAGGTTCCCGCTGCCACCGTTACGCACCAAGATAAACCAGTCGTTGCCAAGCGTAACGGCAGAGGTAAGCGTCAGAGTATCCGAGCCGCCCGTCCAGACAAAGGTATCCGCCCTGTCCGCAGCAACCGCCGTATACGCATTAGAGAACGTGTTGACCTGATGCGCGGTATTTAAGGTGGACGCGATCGCCTTTAGCCCGTACCCGGCAAGCGTAGCCGCATCAGCGTTAGAGGCACCCGCACCAAACGCAATCGAGCCCCACGTCCCGGCATCAGTAGCGTTCGTCGTGATGTAGATGTAACGAGCCTGACCAGCGGCGATCGTGGCAACCGCACCACCAGCATTGTCTAGGACGTTAAAGGAGTTGCTGCCGACGTTACGGATTAGGCTGTCTGAACCAACCGATGCCTGAGTAGCCGGTGGAAGCGTCAGATTAAGGCCCGCAGAAGACGCCGTAACGTCCATGATGCGAGCGACGACGTTGCCTGTAGCGTTACCATTAACAGGCCACGCAAGCGTCGTGTTGGCCGTTAGAGAGACGCTGCGGTAAGAAACGTCGGTCGGCTGAATTACGTCGCCGGTGAAGGGGCTAATAAAGCTCATTATGAATCCCTCACTACTGTCTGACGGTCACCAATTCGCGCCACGTCCTCGGTCTTGAGTGTGGCAATAATCTTGTCGTACTGCGCCTGCCAAAGCGGGGTGCGCTCGTCGTTCTTTAGGAATGGCATGGCTTGCAGTAGGCTGCCGTACAACATCGCCTGCGGAGCGTACTGCGTGAACCAGTTCGTTTGGTTATTGATGTCAAGCGGCTGCGGTCTCTCGTAATACAGAACCTCGTAGTTATAGGCGAGGTCTGGCGTGGGGACCACAAACCAGTGCGTGTAGTCATAATCCGAGTAAAACACTGGGGTATCCGTCTGCAGCGGGTCAGGCCAGTAGTTGCGTAGATACTCGTACTTTCGCAGCAGGATCGGCTCCCGAACGCCGTTGCTGGTCAGGTTCATGGAGACGGTCTTGCGCCAGCGAGCGGGCTTTACGATCGTCGGCTCGTTGGGTGTCATCGTGCTGGTCGCCACCGTCAAGTTACCCAAGAACTGCAACTCGGCCGCGATCACCTGCTCCGCCAGCATGATGAAGGTCGGGATCTTCTCAATCGTGGCCGTGTCGGTGCGCTCTAGGTAGGTAGAGATGTCATCAACCAGGCTCGAGTAGGTCATTACCGCTGCCATGATCTTTCCTTACTTTGCGGCTACGCCCTTAGTCTTCTCAAACGACCTCATGCCACCAAACCCAAGCAACCCGGCCAGTAGCGTCATGAGCTGCTCAACCTCTAGATTCGGTGGCGCGGCCAATCCCTTCGGTATCCAGTCTATTCCCTGCCCAAAGACCCAGCACCACTGCAGTAGCGGGTAGCCGATGAACTGATAAGCCAACCCCAGCACGCCAACCCAGCCAACAGCAGGACGCCATCCGCTCACGAATACGTTGGGGTTGTTCGCCTCAATCTTGTTAACTTCAACCTGAGCGAGGTCCGTCGCCTGCTCAATCCGCTTCTCTTCTAGGTCAAGCTCTCGGCCCTTTAGACCAATCTCAAGCCTCTCTCTATCTGTTGTCACAAGATCGCCAGCAACCTTGCCAACGCCCTCAATAATCGCGCCTATACCAAGCAAGTCCATTACTTTAGGCCCCTCAGCGTTCTGTTGATCCAGCCAAGCAAAAATTTAGACTGGGCCTTGTTCTTATTGCAGATGTCGGCGTAGCGGGCGATCTTGGCTAACGCATAGGCCTTCTTGAACGAGTCCGCCTCAACAGAATTAAACTTCTCAACCGTCTTAGGTCCAACAGCGCCATCAGGGGTCACGCCAACAATTAACTGCGCCAGCTTTACCGCGACGTTGATTCCGGTGTTGACGCCGAAGTTGAAGATTGACTCCGCGATAGGCTGGTTCGTAATCTCATCCCCTCGGATACGGTCCCAAAACTCAGCCTTATAAAACTTACGCACCATCTCAGTAAGGAGAGGACCCTTTTCTTCGTGGTCAATAAGATTCCACCCCGGCCAGTTGGGGTTTTTATTTCTAGCAATTCCAGCATAGGTCATCCCGCCCGTGTCACCGGGAACAGTGTGGAGGACGTAGCCCCCCTCGTCAACGATCATCTTCTCAAATGCAGCGTCAAAGTCGGCCATGATCTAGCCTCCTCTTTACTTGTCCGCCTTGCTCTCAAGACGATCAAAAATTTGATGGCAGATGGACTTCAGTTCGTCAATATCTCGGCGGTAGTCCTCTTTAATGACATAGGTCTTGGGCATATTCCGGACGTCTTGATCTAACCGGTCAAGCGTCTTGGAGATATTGTTCAAGATCCAGCCACCAAAGAAAGCGACCAGGCCAACGAGAATGTTGAACCCCATCTGGATTTCATTCATATCAGTCAAAGCCTCGGAGGGTTTTAGCTAGTCGCGCGCGCTGCCCAATTTTACCAGAGGCGTGAGCTGCTTTATCTAGCTTCTTCATCGGGATCTTCTTACCCTCTTTGACGCCGAGTTCCTCTCGCAGTGCGCCAGGCTTCTTAATAGCCTCCTGAATCCATTTCTTGCTCATGATGTAACTCCATTATGGGATTGGCGTGGTGTCGTAACTTGGCGTCGCGGCGGTAGATGCGGAAGAAATGGTGGCGTCGGCCAAAGATGATGTCGTAAAGGAGAACGCGGGCGCCGTAAGGGTAAGGCTAAGGTTGCTTAACGTGCCGCTAAAATCTGCATAGGTGACCGTTGCCCCCCCGACAGAATATGTGCCGGTTAGAGACCCGTCCGTGGGCAAAGCAAGAATGAAAGAATAATTATTGCTGGAAGAGGTCGGAGCAGAAAGAGCATAAATCGTGTTTGTTGTAGGGTTGACGGCGATTGACTTGATCTGTGAGGTAACGCCAATCGCTACGCTTTTCTGCCAAACTAAGTTTCCGTTGCTGTCAAGCTTGACAATAACTCCGTTGCTTGAAGTGCGCCCGCCAGCATAAACATTTGAATTGTTGTCTACTGCTACGCACAATGCACGGTTAGTGGTTGATAGCGTTTTTGCCCAAACAAACGCCCCTGTGCTTGCGTTTAACTTTACAACAACCAAAACCGCGCTTGTTGTGTAATTTCCAACAACATACAGGTCGTTGTTTGACTCTACGCAGGCAAGAGGCAAAAAGGTAGAATTAAATACTTTCCACAAAATGGAGAAGCTTGAGTTTATTTTTACCATTGGGGTAGTAACTGAAGCACCTAGATAAGCAGAATCGGAGGCGCCGCACCCAATAAAACCGTGGGATACCTCTGCGGTATTGTTATAGTATCTTTTTGCGGTTACGGCGCCGTTGTATATTCTAAAGTAATGGGGGACAGCAGACCCGCCAGATGTTGAGATGGTTGTGTACCCCGAAGCGTATAAAGACCCACTGCTTGATACCGAGGCCTTGTCAAGATTTCCGGTGCTTGTGACAATATTTCTCGCCGACGCAACGGATCCATCACTGTTTATTACGGCATAAACCGGGTCTGTTCCACCAAAAGTATAGCCAGTGGCGTAAATGACCGCCGTTGACGCTGGTTTTATCTTATAAGAATAAAAGGTCCCGCCGCCAATCGTGGCTGTTTTTTTCCATGTGGCACTGCCGTCCGGAAGGGTTTTAACGATAAGGCCGTTGTCGCCTATGCTATAAATGCCGCTAGCGCCATCAAATGACGTATCATTTAAGAAGCCGCCAACCCTAGAGATCCAGTACCCTGCAGATATACTGGTACTTGTATAAAAATCACCGAATCCTCGAGCAGAGGCGGCCCCGAGCGTGGCAAGTACCGGCATGATTAGGCGAACTTCGTCTGTGAAGCCAGCACCGTATACGAGGACGGACCGGTGCGGATGATGGTGTAGGTGTAGACGTCGATGCTGTTTGCGTTACCCGTCGTCGGAGCCGTACCTCCCTGCCACCTCAACGCAGCAGGAGCCGTACCGTCAATCGTCACGCCAGTGTTGTAGGCGTTGGTAACCGCGCCCGTCTGTACGAGGACAGCAACCGTAACCGACTGCCCCTGACTCATGAAGGAGCTTAGGGGGGTCCCGCTACTTGCACGGAAGTTAAGCGTCCATGTAGCAGTAGTCGCCGTGTTATAGAAGATCACCGACTGCGTGGAGACGTCAATGTTAAGGGCGCCAGATGCAGCAGAGCCGGTAACGGTGCAGGTCTCAAGGGCGTTGTTCAGCGCGAGTGATGCGACGCTGCTTGAGCCACTAAAGGTCTGGGTGGCCGTAAAGGTGCCTGCATTCGCAAACCTCGGGACGACTGTGGTGTCTATCGCCACACTGCCGGTGCTTGTAATGTCAGCAAACGACATTCCGGTTCCGGCAGAGACCGTCGTAACAGGATTAGCCCAGGCAAACGCGCTGCCGGTATATTTGAGGTAGCTAGCAACGGTTGGGGCGTCAATGAAGGTGGTCGTGCTGGCCGCGCTCTGATAAGGGATCTTGTTAGTGGCGCCACCAGAGAGATTAGCGACCGAGCTAACAGATCCTGGGCTTGTCCACGCGGGAAGTTGGGCCGAGGTTAGTGTCAGTACTTGTCCAGAACTACCTGCAGGAAGGAATGCCGTTGTGTTTGGCGCAGACTGATAAACGACAGCCCCAGCAGTGCCGCCAGAGAGGTTTGACGCCGAGGTTGCAGTACCCGCTGTGGCCCATGTAGGAACGCCGCCAGAGGACATTGTGAGGACGGTGCCGCTAGACCCTGCAGGAACGAAAGAAGTCGCCCCAGCGCCCGTTTGATAGGGGATGGAGCCTGATGCGCCGTTCGCTAGATTGGTCGCCGTGCTAGCGGTCCCAGTAAGCGATGCGGTAATCGTCCCGGCGGAAAAGTTACCCGAGGAGTCCCGCTTAACGATCGCCGAGGCTGTGTTTAGGTTGGTCGGGGTTACCCATGTCGGGGCGCCTGCACCATTAGAACTCAATAGATCGCCCGTAGAGCCAATTGCAGTGAAGGCGTAGGTCGTGGCACCACCGTAAGCAATACCGCCCTGTGTGAGCGTCTGGATGCCCGTCCCGCCGGTGCTTACCGCAATCGGATTGGTCGCGGCCGCCTTCGTTGCGATCGTCTGCAGGTTGCCGGAGCTGTCCTTATAGAAAAGCTTTCCGTCCGCAGTGTTAATGGCAAGCTCACCCGCCGCCAGGTTTGTAGTAGACGGCGTGGCTCCGGTGTTGGCACTGTAATAGAGCTGGATCGGGGTGAAGGTTGCCTGGGCCATGTTTACACCACCGGCCAGACGATGTTAAAGGGATCAGCCTGAGTTGTGATGTCCCGCAGTGCCTGGCGGTATGTTGCCCACTTTGTTTTGTCAACCGGAGCGTCAGCAAGTTGAGTCCAGTCGCTGTCTTTCAACGCCTGATTTCTCCCGCTACGGACCGCCTGCCACTGAGTATCGACACGCGATTGGAGTTCTTCAGCGGTCAACGGCTCTACGTCAACGATGCAGCACATACCGTCAACCAGATGCGGCGCGGCTGGTACTAGCTTCTGGGTTGCGTGGTCGTAGGGTTTCCATGCCGAGATGATGTAGTAGCCCTCGGACTTGATCCACTCCACAGACGGGCCACGCTCACCGAAGGAGGTGTTGGGGAACCACTCGGTGTGGTCTTTGATGATGAGGTCTTGGTTAGCGATTTGCATGGTTACCTCGTTGGGAATGCTGCGGTTGGCGTTGTGATGGTGCGGGCGACGCCATTAGTAATGCGGAAGTCTTGGATGTAACAATTTCCATAGGTTAAAATGGAATTATATAACTCAACACCAACCCTTAAAGTTGTGGCAAACGCTGCGGAACTTGTATAAGTTGATCCAACCTGAGTGCCAGCAAGATATAATCTAATTACATTGCTAGAATCTCTGGTTACAGCAACATAATTCCAAGCGCCAGGCGTTGGCAACGTGGCGGAAGTAATTCGCGATGCTCCAGCGGAATAAAGATTAAATGCGGTTCCTGCGGTTCCTAAGTAAACCTCAAGACCTGTTGAATTGAGAGCATCGCCGATTGTAAAAAAGTAATTGTTACCGGCTGATGCTATGTAAACCCAAAATTCAATTGTAAACACCCCAGTAAGCGAGGGGATGGAAGTCAACAAATAATCCCCCGTCCCATCAAACTTCATGCTTGTAGGAGACCACTTATATTGCGTGGTACTAACCTGAGCATCTCCAACCGTCGTCACTACGTTCTGTGTTGTAGCGTCGTAGATTCCTGCGTTGGTCATGTTGAGCAGGAGACTGGTGTTGGTGATTGCCGTTACTGGTGAGGTGGGTGGGGTGAATGCTCCGGTGTAGACTGCTGTGCCTTTGACTGCTCTAAAGTTGGAAATGTACCCATTGAAATAAGAGTCAAAGGTTCCAGCCCAGCCTACTTGAAAGGCTCCACTTGGGGACCCTACCGCACCGGCGTACGTTGATGTTCCTATTGAAATTCCGTCAAGATAAACCGTAAATGTTGATCCATTTCTTACAACAGCCATGTGATGCCATGTATTTAATGATGGCAAAGGCGTCCCTAAGACAATAGTGCCACCACCAGTAACAACCAGAGCATAACCAGACGGACCGTTGCCCATTGTAAAATACATACTGCCAGTTAATCTAAACGGTCCGTCGTAGTTACTGGGTAGCCTGCTAATTTGATTGAACCAAAACTCAATAGTAAAGTTGCCAGAACCAAAATCAAAAGCCGTGTTGTTAGCCGCGCCAACATAATCCGTACTACCATTAAAGTACCCGCTCCCACCATACAGCGCAGTGGTGTACGATGCCGTTGGGGAGAACGGCTGGAAGGCTTGAACGGTTGGGGTGCCAGATGGAGTAAGTGTTTTTGGTGTACCAGAAACATCAACAAACCTATTGCCTTGGCAGGTCAACAAAGTTGTATTTGCATCTGAAGTAAATGGGGCAGTTGGAATGGAAGTTACGGTTCTGACTGTATTGCTTACGCGAACATTGGAAAGATACCCATCAAGGTAATAACCAGCAACAGGAGTCGCCCACAATCCGCTAATACGAAGTTGCGAGTTTTGTGCGCTTGTCGTATTGCTTGCAGAGTTTAATAGCGTCCCGTTAAGGTACAGGGCGATGGTGGCCCCGTTGTAGGTCATTGCCAAATAGTTCCAAGTATTCAGCGTGGGCGCGGCAGAAGAATAAACAAAAACACCGCCAACCTGACAAAACCATTTGGCTCCCGAACTATTGTCAATTCCTATCGCCGTTCTTCCCGCAGAGCCACTTGTACCTTGAGAGACAAATGCTTGCGTTGCAGTTGTACTTGTGACGTAAACAAACAGCTCAATCGTAAAGTTTCCCGTTGGAATTACTTGGGTTTCTGTGGTAAGAATTGTTTGAGAAGAGGCCGCAACAAAATAATTACTCCACTGCCCATTCGGCCAATACGGAGTGATTGAACCCTGCGTCGGTGTGCCGTTGCGGGTGATGGGGAAGGCGTATGGGCCTGTGTCAATAAAGGTGTTGTTCTGTACGCCGTTCGTCGCGCTAGTGTAGTTGCTGTCTGCGAGGTTAAGAAGGAGGGATGTGTTGGCTGCGGAGAACCCTGTAACTACGTTGGTGAGACTTGGATACGTCCCGCCGGTCTGGGTCAGTGGTCCGCTTGGAGGGGTGAAAGGTGTGCCTGTGTAGACGGCTGTTCCTTTGACGATACGCAAGTTTCCAATATAGCCATACGTCACATATATATTTTGAGGAGATCCTTGAGCGTTATTTACCGAAAAGGTTTCAATACCAAGCGTGCTTGTATTCGTCCCGCTTCCAGTGCTAACACCATTCAAATACATTTTTACGTTGGACGCTCCGGTCCCACTTCGCACAATTGCCAAGTGAGTCCATGTATTCAAAGGAACAGCAGAGCTTCCTGTAATTAAAGCTCCAGAAGAAATGTTTGCATAAAACGTAGGAACACCAGTCGTGGACAAAAACAAAGCCGGAATGTTTGTTGCAACGCCTCCGTTTGTTCTCCAATCTACGACAGTAGAAGTATTTGAGTTATATGCGGTCACATACAGCCACAGCTCAACAGTAAAATCACCTGCCCCAAGAGCCAGTGCCGCCGCAGAACCCGCTGTTAAATAGGTACCATTTGCAGCGAAATAAATCGCACCCGGACTCGCTGCTGGTGCGGTGAATCCACTAGGGTAGAAGTATGGTGTTACTTGTGGGGTGCCGGTGACCGTAATAACTTTTGCTGTTGTAGCAGTATTTGCGTCAATGAACCTGTTGCTGTAACAAGTCAAAAGCACTTGGTTTGTAGTGCTTACGCTAAACGGAGTTGTCGGAACGCTGATGGTTGAGCCAGAATACAGAGCGGAGGTAACAACCCGTAGATTAGAAATGTAGCCGGTGTATGGAGTTCCGCCGGTGTTTCTATTGCCAATATAAGTTACGGCTGTGTCAATTGCAGTTGCGTTTGTAACTGTTGCGGTATTGCGAGCACCGTTGACGTACATTGACCAGACGTTTGAGGCATCACGCTGAACAACCAAATAAAGCCAAGTGTTGGCTGAATAAGTTGCGTCAGAAACAAAAACAGTGGTTGCTCCAAGAACAACAGTAAATTTATTTGTGGTGTCGTTCCACAAAATCATCAACCGACCGGAGGCAGATCCGTTAGGGTATTGCGCGGCGATAACCTGACTTGCTGCTGTTCCAGTCGGGTATACAAAGGTTTCAAACGTAAACGCGCCGGATGCAGGAATAGCGTTTGTGGCGATGTTTAACGTATCACTAGCCCCGCCCGGAAAAAAATTACCCCAATACCCGTCAGTCTGGTACGGAGAGACCCACCCAGTGCTTGGGTTCCCTGTTCGGGTGACCGTGTTTGGGCTGGCGCTTGAGTCGGTTACCGTCGTATTCAGAGATGACGAGGAGCCAGTCTCAAGCAACAGCGGGACATAGGCGAAAGAGGCGTCGGTGGTAGGGGTAGCACCACCACCAGGTTTACGAAATAGAGCTTTGCTGCTTGAAAACATCAGAAGTTTGCCCCGGATTGGACGCCGTACCAGTTCGTACCGTCCGAAATGAATGCGTAGATGTCCACCTTTGCGTTTACCAGCGTAGCACTTGGAGGCGTACCACCCGGATACTTTAAGGTCCCAGAAGGTGAAGAGAAGGTCAATGCACTGGCGCCTGTGACATACACTACAAGCACCGTCAGACTCTTTCCAGCAGCAGGCGCAGGCAACGTAATAGCATTTGAGCCGGAGACGGTCGTAATCGTCTGAAAGGTTCCGTTCGTTAACGACAGTGTAATTGCGCCACCAGTAGCCGTCGCCGTGAAGTTGGTCTCGGTGTAGTTCGTAACCGTCGGATTGGTCAGCGTCTTGTTGGTAAGAGTATCCGTTGTTGCCCGTCCAACTAGCGTATCGGTGCCAGTCGGAATAGTAATCGTCCCGCTGTTAGAGATGGATGCAATTACAGGCAGCGTCAGAGTCTTGTTGGTCAAGGTATCTGTAGTTGCCCGTCCCACTAGCGTATCCGTACCAGTCGGGATTGTGATCGTCCCGCTGTTGGAAATGGACGCAATAACCGGCAGCGTCAGGGTCTTATTGGTCAGCGTCTGGGTATCGGTCGTGCCAACAATGACGCCAGAAGGGGCAGCCTTACCAGAGTCCGCGATCGTCGTCCCGCCCGTACCATTCCACGAGACCAGATTCCCGCTTACAGAGCTTCCTGGGCCGTTTACGGTGCCGGTTCCAGCCTGAGCCATCAAAGACCATGATCCCGGAGAGCTCGAGGGGTTGGCGCCTGTGCTGGTTGCGATAGCAATATAGCTGCTGCCGCCGTAAGAAACGGTCTGGTTAGCGGTATAGGTCGTGCCGGAAGACCACGTCCCCTGCCATGTAAACGATGTGCCGTTCGTGCCGTTGGTACCGTTCGTGCCGTTTGTGCCGTTCGTTCCGGCCTGAGCAAGCAGGCTCCAGTACGTCGCGTTTGGTGGCGCGTTGCCAATAGAATTCAGAATACAGATGTAGCTATTGCCGCCAGAGGTAACAATATCGTTTACATAGTATTGCGTCCCGCCGGCATAGGCACCCTTTGAGACGACACCCAAAGAATACGCAAGGCTGTTCCAGGCAGTGGAGCCGTTGCCGATCTTGAACTTGCTAGTGTCCGTCTCCGCGCCAAGCTCGCCACCAGCAAGAACGGGGTTGGCCGCGGTCCATTGAGCCGCAGTACCGTTTCTAAGTTGTATCTGAACAGGCATTACGGTGTCCCCCCGTTAATTGGTGTAATCGCGCCGTAGGTTGAGCTAGGTATCCCGCCATCCAAATTGGGAGATCCACCACCGCCACCACCGCCGCTTTGTGTGGCCCAAACCAAGGTCCCAGATCCGTTCGTAGCCAACACCTGATACGGCGTACCATCCGAAGACGGCAAGGTCCACGTTACGTTACTGGTAACAGTCGCAGGGGCCCTAAATCCAACAAAATTACTCGAGTCAAGGTCGGCAAACTTAAATATCCCTTGAGAACCTAATTGTACATTCGTCCCGTCAGTCGTGTAGTTGGATTGGCCGCCAAATACACCACCATTGTTATATTGGATTGTATTTGGACTTCCACCTGGAGTACCACCGCCACCCGTTGGAGCGGCCCATGTCGCAGTTCCACTCTGAACCGTCAACACCTGGCCGTTGGAGCCAATGCCAAGCCTTCCCGCGGCGTTTGTTCCCGTCCCGACAATAATATCGCCGAGCGCAGTAATCGGAGACAGCGCATTAAATCCAGACGCCTGCGATGTCTGGCCGGTGCCGCCCTGAGCAATCGCCACAGCACCCGAAGTAACCTGGCTGCCGCTAATCGCAATGTTGGTATTGATCGCGCCGGTAATCTGACCCTGAGCGTTTACGGCGATCTGAGGCACTTGAGAGCCAGAGCCATAAGTTCCAGAAGATACGCCGGTATTTGTGATGCTGAATTGGTTGGTCGGGGAGAGGCTTAGACCCGTTCCATTTGAGTAGACGACCGTCCCCGCGCCAAACTGCACAAAGACAAGATTCGTCGTGCCAATCGTAATCGGCTGCAGCGTCGTCTGTACCCACGACGTGCTTGCGTTCGTTGCACCGGTCAGGATCAGCGTAAAGTCGCCGGCGTCCACGTTTAAGTAGGTCGAGCCAGGGGTGTTGTAGTCCGTCGCCCGAGTCAGAATAAATGGCGTCGACCCATCCCCAATCTGAGTGACCGTATAGATCCCGTTATGCGCCTGATTTACCTGGTTCTTTACCAGCACGCGGTTGCCGGCCACCACATCCACAGAGTCAACGGTTAGCAGCCCGTTAGCGGTAGCGGTCAACGTCGCGCCAACGCCAGAGCTTCCGTTGTTGTAGGTGCAGGTGGGGAGCGCCGCGGCAGTCGCTAGGTCACAATTTGCATGAAAGCTCAATCCCGATGCAACCGCGTCCGCATACGCCTTATTAACAATATTGTTAACGCTAGTCGGGGTAGTGGTGATGTTCCCGCTCGTCGCATTAACCGTGCTAAACGTCCCAGCAACCGGGGTCGTACCGCCAATCACCGTGTTGTTGATCGTCCCGCCAGTAAATGATCCGCCCGTGACCGTCTTGCCGGTAAAGGTAAGCGCACTCGGCAAGGACAGCGTGGGAGTCGCGCCACCAGACGAAGTAATCTCATTCGCGGTGCCGGATACGCTTGTAACAGGAGTCGAGCCAGAGGACGCCGCGGTGAGCTGCCCCTGCGCGTTAACCGTAAAACTGGGATTTGAATAACTACCAGGCGTTACACCGGTCGTGTCAATCGCAATCGTCCCAGAGGTGGAGATTGGGCCGCCGGTTAATCCAGTGCCCGTATTGACCTGAACAACGCTTCCACTACCCCCACCACCGGAAGCGGACCACTCAACATCTGTAGCGCCGGCATTGACACGAAGTACATACGATGCGTTTCCCGTATAACTTGGGAGAACATTTGCCCGAGCCTGTTGAGCAGTCGTGCCGCCAGTCCCGCCGTTGCTAACATTAAGTGTCCCACCTAGTGTGATAGTCCCAGAGGTAGTAATCGGCCCGCCAGTCGTCGTTAAACCCGTAGTGCCACCGGAGACATCAACAGATGAGACGCCACCCCCACCACCACCGCCACCGCCAATCGCACCGGTAGTCGTGCGAACCGTCTGCCCGTTCTGGACGACAGGCACCAGCTCCGTGCCGGTTAGGGGTTGGGCCGCTGGAAGCTGGGTAATAGTTACATTTGCCATCTATATCTCAATACTATCCAGGTTGCCGTTATTCTCTGGCGTCTGAGTATTCTGCTCTGGCGACAATACATAATTATTGTCTCCGCCAGTCGTGAGGTTGTTATCCTCAACTGCAACACTCTCGTCAGGGCGCGGAAAGCGTATTGTAATCTTTTCTGTCTTGCGTGCAGCGAGTCGATACGGATCAAAGTTGTCCGCGCAACCCTGATCACAGACCTGCAGACCCGGAAAGTTTGGATCAGATCGCATTACCGCGTGCGGCCTCTTCATCCGGCACCGGTCACAGATTGCGATTGCTAAATCTGAGAGCCCCGTCGTATCAAGGAAAACAGGCATAGATCACCTGTTATAGGGCGCAATATTCGGGGCAAAGTAAATTGGACCTCGACCACGCTCCTCCTGCTCTGCAAGGTTAAACGTAGACTGCGCCTGAGCCTCAAGATACTGAATGCGAGCAGGCTCAACACCAGGCAACTCCATCGCCATCTGATGCGCCAGCATATTCACGATCGCCATATACCAGCGCTGGGGTATTTCTAGCTCATCCGTGAGTGCGCCGACGTCCATAACCTGACGCGAGTACCAGACAACCATCTGCACAAACGCATCACTCGGTACCGGCCACAGGTTAATCTGCGAATACGGGATCGTGCGGTTTAGCCAATACTGAAACGGCTGGTTTGCAGTAAAGTTTTTGTTTGGAAGGTTCGTGTAGTCATCACGATTAAGGCTAGCCATCGTGATTTCTGTCGAGTTGTTGCCAAAATACAACTCCCTAACGGCTATCGTGCTTCCGTTAATGGCTCGCATCCGGTAATACTGGACGTTTTGACCCGTCTCAATGTCGTACCAGAGCCATTCTTTGTCAGCCCACGTCGTTTGCCCCGGGGAGTAGAGCGCATTCCATGTAATTCCGTCGGTGGAATACTCAAATACAACCGTGATGTTTCCAGAAACTCCCGGTAATACTCCGATTGACCCGACATAGACCGGGGAATTGTAATAAATGGATATGTTTCCATTAGTAGATGTCTGTGTGCAAACAGTGTCAATGTTGCCGTCAAAGGCGTTTATTGCGATTCCAGAGCTCGAAGAGTAGGCTCCAGAGGGGCGGTTCATGCGCCGATACAGGACGTTTAGGGTGTCGTTGAACCCCGCAGGCATATCATAGACCTGCTTGTCTGGAAGAAGGCCAAACACCTTCTTTTCAATCGCCCAGTAGTCAACTCCGGTGTTGATCAGGTGCGATAAGACGAAATACAGAGACTCACGGGCAGAATTTACCTGCTCAACGGTTAACTCTTCCGCAAGTTTTCCTGCACGACGAGCGGCATGATCAATAACCTTCTGGACATTGATAACCGTCTGACCGACCGTTCCGCTGTACGCCATAATCTACCATCCCGAACACGCCCAACGCTTCATCGAGGCCCTAGCACGACTACCCTTCTCACTCTTCTCAGCGACCGGACCCATGCGAGCGCAAAACGAGTCACGCCTTGCCCCTCCGCCCGGCTGGGGAGGCTTCAGATCGCTTCCCGTCTCGCGGTTGTACTTAGCCCTACCCTTGGCCGTTAAACCCGCTCCTTGGCTTGCTGGAAGCTTTTCCCCGCGCCCTATAGCCAGGCTAGGTCCGCCTTCCTTCATCTTCGCAGTCTTCGCAGATTCCTTGAACGCCTGCGCTGTTGGTGCACCTGGAGAACCAGGTTTACGCATCTTCTCGCCGCTACCGTGATCAATACGCTCCTGCTTTGCGTGAATATTCGCGTAGAGACCGCCCTCTTTAGCCGTAAACTCCTTGCCAACCTTCGTCGGGATGCCAACCTTCTTTGCGAACTTAGGGTTGTGCGCGACCGCCTGCATTAACCGCTCTTGGGCAGGAGACTTGGTGGGCATGATTAGTCCGCGTTCTTGATCAAAACGCCGCCGGCATAAATATTTGCCAAAAAAGGGCTGCCAGTGTTAGCAACAATTTGAAACTGAATGTCAGTTTTTTGATTGTGAGCAATAGGACAAGCAAATGGAATGTTCAATGTTTGCACAAACGTAGACTGGCTCAACAGGTTAATTTCCCCTGTTGCGTTGTCTTTGTTGTATTCGGCAAACTTCATGTAGTTGCTAGACGTAAACCCAATGCTTGCGTCAGCTTGCAGATATGACAAATAGAAAGTGTATCCAGCCGGAACCGTATACAACGACATCTGGGTTTGCCCAATGCCAGCAGAAATCTTTGCGTAAGTTGTTGTGCTGATCTTTGCGGTAATATTCCCAACATTCAACCCGTTTGTTGTTGTCATCAAATTGATGCGCAAGAACGAGTTGGTGGTCGTCACGTTTGTGGTGCCATTCATTGCAATGGTTTCCACCACCGGGGCGTAATTTGCGTCCAAACCCTGAATCTGCACGCTTAACGCAGATGTATCAGACGCAGAATCACTAACCAAAACCAACTGGGCGGCGCTTGAAGGATAAGCATAGGCGCCCCCCGAAATAGTCAACCCCTCCCATAATGGCCCGAGCGCGGATGATCCAACAGCGGAACTAAATCCAAAAATGTTTAACGGCGTGTGCCCGTCAACCTGTCCACGAGCAACCTGCAGCTCAAACGGCTCATACGCGCCCTGCCGGGTAGCAGAAGAATAAACGCCCATACTAATCTCCAATGAAGACAGGGGCCGCAGCCCCCATCCTTAACAGACTGCGCCGCCGCGCTTCTTGGCAGGCACAACCGTCCGGCTAACTTCGCGCTCAGTATCCGTCACCGAACCCTTGCCGGGACTAATCGCATCAGCAATAGACTTGCCAGCCTTGTGGATCTTCCGGGGGACATACAAAAGAGCATCCTTCACGGCCTTTGCATCAGCCTCATTCTCTTCTGTTTTGCGACGATAAAAGTCAGCGTTAGGGTCACCACCCGCGGCCATCATCACCGCGCCACCCTTCTTATAGGTGCCAGCGAGGCTGTTGATGGAAACGGGACCGGCAGGCTTCTTCTTGCCCTGCTTCATCTGCTCCGGACCGCCGTCGTGCTGTACGCGGCCGCCCTCAGCAAACTTTTTTATGGCACCGCCTTTGCGGAAACCGCCCTGACCCTCAACAACACCGCCAGTCTTAAAACCACCCGCGCC